GCCAGGATCGTTGCTCTTGGTGACCGGCGAGACCGAGCACTTGCAGCGAGCGTGGATGGGCTTGAGTTCCTTCACCCCGTACACCCGGTCAGACGCCGCGACGCACAGACCGCACACGCCGCCCTTCGACAGCTCCGGATGAATGACGCGGCGCCAGCCGATCACTCGCTCGTTGATCGCGTGGACCTTCGCCAGCGTTTGCTGCTCACCCAGCCGTTGCGCCAGTGTCACATTGCCGTCGACGATGGACTCGATACGGTCCTCGGCAGCCTTGTTCGCTGTCGCGTGATCAGCGCCCTGGGACCGTTTGTAGTTGTAGGTGACGACGACACGGTTGAACACCCGTTCCGGGGCCGCATCAGCTTTCGTCACCTGACGCTTCTCTTCCCCGTCCGGCGTCTTGTATTCGACGGTCACCTTCGGCTTCGGCTTCACCGCGACCTCGGTGCCGAGCTGGATGTGGGCGCCGCGCACATCATCGGGGATGGTCACCGCGACTTTCGTGTCGATGCCCATCGCCCGCAGCTGAGTCAACTGGCCGGCCACCGCGGTCGAGGCGACCGCCTTCTGTGCGGCCACGATCACCCCGCCGGCCTGCTGCACGAACTTGGCCACAGCCGCGGCGTCATTGGGATTCGTCGAGCGCCACAGCGCCACAATCATCCGGGTCGCCGAATCAGTCGCGTACTGCGACGCCTGTGCGGTAGCAGACACTGCTTGTGCGACAACCGCGGTCACATCCTGCCCCGACTTCACCGCCGCCAGCAGAGCCGCGGCCTGGGCGGCGGCCTGCGCTCGCTGATCCACGGGAGCGGTCACGGCACCTGGCTCGCCGTCGGCGCCGGGCCCGTACCGGCCGAATCCTTGCTGGTGACGTTCTCGGTCAGCCGGATCTGATTCGGCGGCTCAGGAACAGTCAACTGGGAGTTGAGGATCTGATCCTGCAGCAGCTCCTGCAGATTCTGCGTCGCCTCATCCGGGGTCATCTCCATGATGTCGATCAACTGACGCTCACGGGAAAGCACCCCGCGGGTCTGCCCGATCGCCGCTGTCTTCTCCGTCAGCGAGAAGGACTCGATGTTGCCCCAGTTGAGCTTGATGTCCTTGCCGCGCTGCGGTTCGCCGGCGAACGCGAAAGCGATCTTCCACGCCTCGATCAACCGCGGCGCCAACCGCGCGCGACGATCCTTCACCTTGAACACCAGGCCCTCACGCATCAAGCTCGCGCCCTCCGCGGACTGATTCGCCGCATCCGGCGTGATCAGATGCAGCGGTGTCGAGGTGACGGCCGCGAACTCCTTCACGTCATCGCGAATGCAGGTGAGGATCGGGGTCAGCTCGGCCTGGTTCGACTCCCAGAACGTGACATCCTTCGGAACCCGCCACAGAGCGCCCGGATCGGCCCGGAAGATGTCGTTCCAGTCGATGTCCTCGATCGGTGAATCCTCGTCGTCCTCATCGCCTTCGAGGTCGCCGATCACCGCGCGCTGACGGAAGCTCTGATACCAGGTGAGGACGATGCGCTGCAGGATCGTGTCGTTGATGCGATCCAACAGGTCCAGATGGGGTTCGAATTCGCCCATCCCGCGGGCGTTCACCAGCTGCACGATCGGCACTTGGCCGATCCCCTCGAGCTCCGGCATATCCACCGGGGCGCCGTCCCATTCGAACCCTTGCGACGTGAACGCGCCACCCAGGAACGGAGTCGACGCCCGCGACGCCTGATAGCGCTTGCCGTCCAGGAACAGCCACACGACCTCACGCTGCAGCACCGGGTCGTACCCGATTTTCAATGCGGCCCGCAACTGGTTCGGGTTCATCGGATCCGGCTGCCCGATACACGTCCTCGGGTCCTCCGCCGTGATCAGCGGAGTCTTATCCACTGCGCCCGGGGCGGCCGGCACGATCATCAAGTACGCCTCGGACATGACGAACAGGTACGCGAGCGCGTCCTTGATCGCCGCGGCGAAATTGCTGTACTCCATGATCCGGCGCGCCACATCATCACCGTCAGCGCTGCTATCGACACCGGTGGAGACGCCGTTGAGCTGCATCCGGTCCATCATCGGCGTGATCGCCATCGGCGCATACGTCGCGCGACCCTTGCGCAGCACCTCACAGAACGTCTGCGTGTAATCCTGCGCCACCTGCGGCAACGGCGGCTGCCCGATGTAGTACGACCACAGCAGATTCATTCGCTGCCGCCGCGTCCGATACGGAATCGGCTGCAAATTGACCGGCCGCATCGGATCCAGCAGATCGAACGTCCGATCCCGCTCCTCGAACCGCTGCCCGAGGAAATCGAGCCACCAGGCAGGAGAGCCCTGGACATCAGCACCGTCCACGCACGCCTCCTATCTGATCCGTTGCACTACACGACGTTTCGACTTCAACGCACCCTCAGCGATCGCATCCATACGCGCCTGCCAGCTCAGAATCGCCGCCATGCAGGCGTCGAACTTCCGGTCCGGGTGCAGCTTCCCGAGGATCCACAACCGCTCACCGCGCTCATCCAGCAGGTTCGTCGGCGCCCGACCGGCATTACCCACATGCGTAGCCAGCCGCTCATCACCGTCATGGGAGAGCCGGCCAGTCGCGATGGCCTCGACGTAGTCGCCGATCGCCTGCACCATCGGCCGCCGCCGGTTGGTCCACCACTCCTCGACCTTGTCCGGATACCTCACCGACCACTCGCCGACCGTGTTGTTCCAGTGCGGCGGATCCGCGTACACCTTCCACACCCGATACCGGCGCATGATGTCGGAAAGCGCCTCCGACACTTCGTGTTCAGGGACTTCCCAGTCGTCCTCAGCGTCCAAGGGCCGTTCCCACAGGCCGCCGATCTGCTGGAAACCGTGGCGGACATCGGTGATCACGAATGCTGTCGAGTCCCGCATCCGCGCCCCGTCGAACCCGACTGTCACCAGGCTCTTGGGTGCGATCTTCTCGCCCTCGAGCGCGAGAGACCGGAACCGGCGTAGGTCGAAGGCTTGCGCCTCCATCTGCGTCCAGCGGTTCGTCCACACCCGCTCGAGGTAGGTCTTGTCCGCCTTCGGCCGATCCCACTGGGAGGCAATGCCTTCCAGGTCCGACCATTCGGCGACATCCGGGCCCGACGCCTCCCGGATCGCTTCGACCCGCTGCTCGAAACTGCTCAGGTCGTAGCCGTCAGAGGCCTGCCGATGGAAGAAGAAGAACGATGGCCGCTCGACCTGCCCGCGGGAAATCGCCTCAGCTTCGAAGTACTCATCCTCGGCGACCGAGTTCTGTCCCGGCTGCCCCGCAGTGGTGCAGGACAACATCCAGGGATCCTCGATCGGCCGCTTCGGCAGGTTCGCGATCATCGTCTCGATCGCGGCCTTGTGGTTCGGCAGATACAGGCGGTGCGGTTCGTCGATGCCCTGAAACGTCGTCCGGGCACCGTCTCGCGCGTTCGGCGCGCCGGCGATCGGGACCGCCTTGCCGTCCGCCTCGCCACCAGGGCCGAGACGGACGATCCGATCCAGGCCGGTGTCGAACAAGTCGGCGTCCGGGCCCTCTTCACAGATGACCATCAGCGCGCCGTACGCGAGCTCTTCGACCTGATCTTTGGTGTTCGCCATCAGCGGGATGTATGGGTCGTTCACTGGGCGGCCCTGCCGGAGCGTGCCGTCGGAGTTGAAGCCGTTGAACCGAACCGGACTCTCGGCGTGCAGCTCGCAGAACGCCACCCACGCCATCAGCTCGGTCTTGGCTGAGCCCTTCCGCACCGACATGCCGCACCGGTTGAACACCCGCTTACCGGCTCGAGGATGACCCTTCGGCCACACCTCATAGGCCCGGTACAGCACGAACCGCTGATCCGAATTCAGCTTCGCCGGCTGCCCTTTCAGGCTGCCGGGGCCATAGACGCAGCGCTCTTCGATGAACGCGCACACCTGGTCGCCGAGAGTCGGGTTCGGCACATCCCCCATCGGGGGGACGGTCAGCTGCATCAGCCCGCGGCGTACGCAGCCCGCGGATCAGCGGCAGGCTTCGGGCGAGTCGCCGTCCGCCGCTGCGTAGTCCGCTCCGCGGCGGATTCACCGCGCTCGATCTCCCACTGCAACGAACGCCTGGCCATCGGGGTAAGGCCGCACTCCCGCAACAGATGCCGGGCCTCCGTCGCGCTCGTCACCCGAGACGCCGGCGAGGTGGACTCATCCCACACCTGCTGCATCAACCGCGCCGCCAGGAACAGTGTGTGCCGATCCGACTCGGTCCACTCCGGCGCCATCGGCGACGACCAGCAATCCGTCCACCACGACAACACCGCGGCGTGCCAGTCGACATGATCAGGCAGGTCCGGGATCTCAGGGTTCTCGACGGCGGACAACATGGCCCGGGTCGAGGTCTTGTTCCGGCGAGCCCGCACGGACGCGGGTTTCGATGCGGCCATGACGGCCTCCCTTCACCGGGCCGGCAGCCTGACGGCCGACCGTTCCGGGTCGTACAGATCGAATTCTGCAGAGGGCTACGATGCGGCTAGCGCGTGGGGCAGGGGGGTTGCCCGGGGGGTCTGCTGGTCAGAGGGTTGGGCGGGCGCGGTCTCGGCCGGTCTTCGCGCGGTGACAGTGCGGCGGCACCCGGTCGTGGACCGCGGCGAGGTTGGCCATCGTGTCCGGCCCTCCCCGAGACTGCGGGATGACGTGGTCGGCGGTGTCGGCTCCTGAGTGGCCGCACTCGTGGCAGATGTAGTTGTCGCGCTCGAGGACGGCTTGGCGGATGCGATCCCATCCCTTGGGCTTGACCCATCCGCTCGGGTTGGCCCATGCCTCGGTGTGGTCGGGGCAGTAGGCGGTGTGGCGGATGAGGTTGGTACAGCCTGGTGATGGGCAGCGGCGTGGAGCCTTGGGCATCAGTCGTGTGCGCCGTCGTGTTTGCCGGGCCACTTGCCGAACACGATGTGGTAGTACTCCGCGGCCAGGCCGTGGGCCTTGGCTGAGGACATGTACTTCAGCAGTAGGGCGAGCAGGGTGCGGTACGGCGTTGGGCTGTCGGCCCACTTGGCTTTGCCTTCGCCGGCGGTCCAGTAGGCGTTGAGCCTGGCGCTGGCGCCTGTGCCTGGCGATGTGTCGACTCCCACCGCCATCACCTCCTCGGGCTGATCAGGATCCGGTGCCGAGCACCTTGTTCGTGAGCAGGCTGGTGATGGTCTGCTCGATCGCGTCGTGGTCGAGCGATGTCGTGGATCCGTCGGCCGTCTGCGCGTAGGTGAGGGGGATGTCGAGTGCGCCGACCTCGACGGCCTCGTGGCCGGGCAGTTGGATGAGGAGCGCGGCCTGGATGCTGGTGGGTGTGTCCGCCATCGGATGTCCTTCCCGGTTACCAGGTGCCCGTGATGCGGGCGTAGAGGGCGACGAGCGTCATCAGGACTTCGAGCATGTACACCTGTCGTCCCGGGTTTGATACAGCTCGACCGTGTTCAGCAGCGAGTCCGTGAAGTCGAGGATCTTCCGCACCATGTCGGCGTCTACCGCGTGGCCTCCGTCGACCTGTCCGCGGACGTAGGCCATGTGCTGGCGCATGGTGTTGACGCTGTCCGGCATCACACCACCGGCACGGTCACGTCGCCCTGGTTGGCGAGCAGCGTGCCGAAGTCCTTGAACGAGATGTACGCCCGGCCGTGCTTACCCCAGCCGTCCGACCACGAGTTCAGCATGGTGATCAGCTGGTGCTCGAGGTTGCACCCGAGGATCAGGTACTCGTGCCCGCCCTCCACCGATCCGGTGGGGCGGATGACACCCGAGCTGTTGGGGTCGAACATGCCCTTCGTCCACTCGGTGCCCACGATGACGGGCGAGTGCTGGAGGGCGAGGAGGAGGGCGTCGAAGCCGAAGGCGTGGTGGTAGGCGGAGAGGTAGCCGAGTTTGCGGCCGGCCTTGCACACGGCGAGGCCGCTCGATCCGCTGTCCACCGGCGGATAGCTGCCAGGGATCGAATCGAGCTTGGTCGCTGCGGAGTACAGCTCGACGGCCTGGTCCTCGGTGAGGTAGGCCGCGCGGTGACCGGCCTCCGTGAGGGCGATCTGCGCGGACGTCGTATTCAGCCACTGCGCCAGCGCATTGCCGGTGCAGGCGCCGAGGTCGCCTTGATCCAGGACGGGCGCTTCGTGGCTCCACAGGATCGTCTTCGGTTTGGCGGCCGAGACGCGGAAGGCGTAGTCGCGGGACCGCTCGTCGTGCTCTACGTGGCGGCCGAGGGCGTAGGCCATCAGGCGGACGCGCTCTGCAGGGCGTGGAAGAGGGCACGCGGCACGGCGAAGTCGCCCGCGCTGATGATCTCCCAGGCGGCGGACAGCAGGATGGTGACGACGGCGCTCATGTTTGTCTCCTGGCGGTAGGTTCGGCCGAAAGATCTTCTGTTGGCCCTCGGCTGGATAAAATCGTTTTTCGGTCAACGCCTGTCAGGGCGTGAAGTGTCGTCGTCGCCGTTGCGTTTGGCGTGGTGCGCGGCGAAGCTCGCCTCCGCGTTCGCGTACAGGCTGAGCAGGATCACCCAGATGATGGAGTCCTTCCACCACAACACCGACGGGATGGCGAGCAGGATCCATGCCCAGCCGAAGAGTCGGTGGCGGTTGCGGGTGATCCACATCAGCGGGGCATCACGCCGGCGAGGCGGAGCAGCCGCTGCAGGAACGCGACGTAGCCGCGCTCGAGGTGGTCGATCACCGGCCGAGGTGGAGCAGAAACTGGATCAGCTGGTACATCCACCAGGCGGACATCAGCAGCTCGCCGGTGAGGAGCCGCCGTCAGGGCGTGGCAAATAGGTGCCGCCGCCACCGCCGACGCCGCGAATGTCCCAGAGGCTGCCATCGCAACCGCGCAGGCGCACGAGCCTGTCCTGTTGCTCTCGCCATTGCTGCATATCCTCGGGCGTGATCGGGTCGATGTGGAAGTTGACGTTGTGATCGACCGTCACGCGTGGGCGATAGATGCGGTGCGCGAGTCGAATCAGCGCGCCAGCCAGAGCCTTACGCATCAGCGGCCTCCGTGATCGCCTGCTCGTCGCTGTAGGTGGTCGAGTACGCAGTCACCTGAATAGTGGTGCAGCGGCGAATCTTCGTCAGCTTCACATTCCGCGCCCACCGGCCGGCCGGATCGAGTGGCCCGTGTCGTTGCTCCCACTTGGCTTGCGCCTCTGCGGTCTGCCGCAGTTCAGCGCGGGTCTCAGCGATGGCTTCCTCGGCGGTCGGCTTGTCGCTTCGCGACCAGACATCGCCGTTCTCGCCGAAGATCTCCCACACGACCCGAACTTCGGTCGTCACATCGCTGGCGGGGATGTCAGGCACCGAACGTCCACTCCTGCATCGGCTCCACGAACACCAACGGCTGCACGGGATGATGCAGCAGCAGAGACAACCAGCAGGGCATCAGGACTCCTTGAGTGCCATGTAACCGAGCCCTGGATCGGCGTCTGCGCGCTCCAGGGTGAGGCGGTAGCCGGTCTCGGTGGCCTCACGGCCGGTCTCCTGGTAGCGGCGGCCCTCGATGAACCAGTCCGCGCCCGGAACGGTTGGGGCGAAGGCGGGCGTGCGGTACTCCATGTCGGGCATCAGGACTCCGCTCCGATTGGGTAGGTCGCGTCCGCCATCACCACAATACGTCGATCCAACTGTCGTCACCCCAGCTGTCGAGGGCATCGCCCAAGCCGAGGCAGCGGTGGACGAATGCGATCGAGTCACGCACAACGTCAGACACCTGCCGTTGCGTGCGCTCGGCTACGTCGGCGTTCACGGCAGGCGCACGAAGCTACGCAGGGCAGTGATGCCCGTGAAGATCGCGATCAGCAACAGCAGGATCTGATCCGTCGACATGACGCCTCCTCGGTGAATGGTGTTGCAGCGCAGCGGACCCACCCGCGATGGAATGGCGGGCTTCGGAGAGGCAGCTCGTTGGGGTGCTTGCGGCGATAGGCGCCGTTTGACGCTGCAAGATTGGGTAGCGGCGCCGGTTACCTTCGAAAGGTGTTGGCAGGTCCTTTGACCACCCGGTCTTACCTTGCCGAGACCGCTACGAGTGGGCCGGGCGGGAATCGAACCCGCGTCTCGGGAGCTACCCGAGATATCCATGGACGGTATCGCTTGCAACCGTCCCAGCCCCAGTGGGCGGACGCTCCGAGCGGGCCGGTTCCGATCCCGGCATACGTGCCGCTCTCGCTCGGAGCTTGGGCGCCCGCGGCTACAGACCGGAGTCTACTCGAGCGGGATGCCGTCGCCGATCACGCCATCCTCCGGATCGCACCGACCCCAGTAGATCTCGGGGCTGCCTGCTGCGTCGAGGAACATGATCCAGGTCGATCCGTCGTCGCGGGTGCCTTCGATCCAGCCGTCGTGGGTCTTCTCGATGCGCGTGATGGCGCCGGACTCGTCGCGGTGGACGCGGCCCTCATTGTCGCCGTAGCGGCCGATGGTGATGTTCTGCATGGGAATCTCCTGCGATGAGGTGGGATTACCCGGAACATCCATCCGGCGAATGGGCACAGCTGTGCTTGCGGCGAACACTACGCGTTGCGTCAAGCGGTGTCACGTCGACGCGCCTGACGCGCCTTCGCCAAGTGATCAATCACATCCCGGAGCCGGTATCGCGGTGCGCGTTTCGTGCCCAGCCGTTCGATGTGGCCACGGTAGCCCCACATTCGGACAGTTCTCGGGTCGATCGTCAGCAACTCCCCGATCTGGTCGGCGGTCATCATCCGATCCAGGTCCGCCACATCGGTTTCCATCGGCCGCACCCACGACTGGCCGAGCTGGGTGGCCCGTTCATCGAGGAGGCGGCAATGCTCGGGATCCACGGTGAGGAGGGCGGAGCGGTAGGAGTGCGCGATGCGGCGTGCGCGCTCGAGGGCGGTGTCGGCGGGGAACGGCCACGGGTCCTGGCTCACGCGGCCACCGCCAGAGAGGTGTTGAGTCGTGCGAATGCGTCGGTCACAGCTGCCACTCCTTGCGTAGCTCCAGCATCGCCAGGCGCGCTTCCCTCGGGATCGTCGGCGCCCATCGCTGTTTCAATCAGTCGGCGGAGGCGTTCTCGTACTCGTCGTCTCCTAAGTAGGCGATGCGGCAGCCACGGCCGTCGTCGCGGAACCGGATTCCTTCGCCGGTCTCGAATGTAAAGCTGTACCCCGTCAGCTTGGGTGCACCAGCGTCGTCGATGCGGTCGGCCCACCTGCGCATCCAATGCCCGATCCGCGCCCTGTTCGTCATGCGGCCACCGCCAGAGGGTTGTTAAGTCGCGCGAATTCGTCCTGATCCCAGACGTTGTGGCAGGTGCGGCACTTCACCAGCGGCTCCTCCAGACTCGCGGTGACGGTCTTGTGCCCGCACACATGGCAGGGTTCCCGCAGCCACTCGAACCGCGTCTCCTCCAATCCGAGAGCCGATACCGCCCGGTCGTGGAGTCTGGCGAGGCGGAGCACGGCGTCGACGCCGTCGAACTCCTCGCGGCCGTCCCAATCCCCGCCATCCGCGTGCGGGAACCACGCCGAAACAACGAGCAGCGGAAGATCCACCAGGGTGCCAAGATTCGCCCCCAGGATCGCCACACAGCGCGCAACGCGCTCCTCCGAGTGCGCGGGCAGCGGATCGCCTTTGGTGATGCGCAGAGTCCATCGCAGCGTCTCGTTGTCGATGTCGGTCATGAGGGTGTCGATGGGCAGTTGGATCGGGATCGGAAGTTCATAGCTGCCGGATACTTTCGGCGTAGATGCGCGACGACGCTCCTCGAGGCGGGCCGGAGCCAGAGCTTGGTAGTCGCTGCCGAGTTCACCGATCGCCGCGAAGGCGTGGTTTTCGCAGTTGCGGCAGAGTGTTCCGGCGCGTTCGACGCCGGCGCCGTGCGTTTTCCCCTCGGTGTCGCGGGTGCGGGCCTTGCAGCGGTGGCCCTGACGGCATTCATGCTCCGGGTTGCCCATAGGTAACAGCGTAGGGAAAACCGTTGACGATCTCGAGTCGCCAAACCGACAGGTGGCTGGTGATTCCGATCATGATCCCCAGACGCGTCTGCGGCCACCGCCAGGGGGTAGCGGTGGCCGCAGGAAAACCGCATACACGGTGCGCCGTGAGGGTCCTGGGAGAGGTGGAACCTCGAATCAGGAAACCGGCCCGCACAGAGCCTTACTCCACGACAGGAGTGATGCTATCGATTCCGGGAGAAGAACTCGAGTCGCCGCGCGACCGTCAGTTGACCGGCCAGAGCACCACGACCGGATCGCCGCCGCCACCATCGTCTTCCTCGACGTCACCGCTCCATGTGGACTCGGCGACATAGAAACCCTTATCAGCCTCCGACAGCGGCGAATAGCCGTTGCCTTCGGCGTCCTTCGCAAGGATCACGAGTTCCTCACGCGGCCGGGACGAGAGGTAGTCAATCAGCTCTCCAACATTCATCGGTCCGCCCTTCCCGCTTCGGTGATCCACTCATCGAGCACATCGCCCAGATGGTCGGGCCACTCGTACTCGTCGTCCTCCAACCACTTCCCGCACTTACAATCCGCGTCGAAGTCCTCGCGAGAGTAGGCGGTGTCGTGGGCGGTGATCTCCTGCGCGACCGTGTCCCGGTCGGCGGCGAGGACGTAGCCCTGCTCGATCAGCTCGTCCGCGAGCTCGCCGGCGGAGAGGAACCGATACTCGGCCATCAGCTCCTCAGCCTTGGACCGGTACTCCCATGCGCTCATGGTGTGGATTCTCCCGCGATGAGCAGCCATATCGCAGTCTGCGACACCGCCCCTATCGCCAGGCATGCGATCTGGAATACCCACCAATAGTGGAGTGCCTGGTCGAGAGGCTGGGTGATGAGCATGATCGCCACCCCGGCCAGCGCCCAGAACACCTCGGTGATCCCGAGTGCCGTGAGGAAGAGTTTCGCGTTACTGGGAGCGCTCATGGTGTGGATTCTCCGATCGTCATCTCCCACTCCGGAGTCGGACGCGACGACCATTCATGCGCCAACTCGGGTGGCAGTGTCGGGACCATTCCGAAGTCCGCTGGTCCAACCTTCGGGCCGAAGTAGTACGTCTTGCCGTTGATCGTGAATTCCCTACGGTCGCTCATGGGGTGGATTCTCCCGCCAGCAATGCGTCCAGCTTCTTCCGCGCATGGATCAGGATGGCCCGCTGACGCTCCACGTACTTGGCTTCGTCCAGGCGCATGTGCGGTTCCCCGCACGCCGGGCACTCGTGGATATCCTCTTGCGCGTCATTCGAGGTGGTGGCAGCGAGCGCGCCCATCCACACGTATTCGAGCAAACGGTCGAGATCATCGGCAGGTGTCCAGAGATCGGAAGGATCAGCGTCGCTCATTGGTGTGGGTTCTCCCGCCTCGTACGGGTCAGCCAGCAGCGGCAGCCCAGCCGCCTGCTGTATGGCGTTCAGTTCGTCCAGGTTCTCGTGCAACTGCTTGATCTTCGGCTGCTCGCTCATGCTGTCCACTCTTCCCTGAAGTTTGGATGCGAAGACCAGATCGAAGCGATGGCCTCAGCGACCTGAATCGCCGCCCCTGAATCCGAATCCGCCACGTCGGCATTGACGCGCATAATCGCCCGCAGTGCCGCGCACTGCCGCAGTACGCGCGCTGGATCGTGGCGGGCGATGTGCGGCGGGACGGTCTCGTACATGTCGTATCCGACCGCACCGTCCCCAGTTCCCTCAACACGGTCCGGGCTATCGCCATACTCTGCGTCGACCGGGAACCAGTCCATGCCATCCGCTTCGGCCGCCGCCCGTGCGAGCTGCTCATCCTCGTCCAGGCGTGCCTCGATGAAGGCGTCTATCGTCAGCGTCTCGGTAGCGTCAGTCACGGGGTCGAACCTTCCCCAGTCAGGTAGGTGCGCTCGCCGTAGTAGCTCGTCTCGCTCGGTGCGAGTTGCTCCAAAGCCCAGTTGAAGATGTTGCAGATCGTCTCCATCGCCGGGGCATCGGACTCGTTATAGAAGACGCCGAGCTCCCCCACGCCGCCGTTATCCCAGTTGACGGCCATGATCGGCTGCGAGCCGCTGCCCGGCGTCGATCCGGCGGGCCACCACACGCACAAGCGGCCGCCGTCGTTCGCCTTGGCCCATTCGAGCGCCTGGCGGGCGAGCTCGGGATCATGGCCAGTCTCGGTAGGATTTGTCATGGCTGAACCTCCTGGGGTTCGGTCAGTGGCCGGGTGGTGTACAGACCCCCGGCCACACTCAATATTACCAGGTCACAACACATTTCACGCGCCGTCCTCGCCAGTGAGAGCCGCCCGGATCTCGCGCAGATGCTTCCACACCAACTGCTGCCGCAACCCATCATGCGCACTCTCATCACGCAACCACACATCGATCAACTCCACCGCCCGCACCGATCTCGCGCTCTCGTTGTGCAGTTGCGTCCACATCAGCCGCCGCTCCTCGAGCTCCCAAATCTCCCGGCCCGTGCTTCGCCACGACCACACAGCCAGGATCGCCAGCCCGACAGCTCCGATGACGCTCACGACTATCTCCACGGCAGGCTCCAGTACAGGCAGTTGTTGGCGAACTCGTACACCGCCCGCAACGCCCGCCGCCACCACGACGCGTCCGCCGGTATCGGCGGGTGATACCCCCAAGGGCCGTGCACACCGTGAGGCTCACGGTAGGGCTTGGTTCTCATTCGGCTGGCCTCCTTCCGGACAGCAGGGCGATCAGGTCACGCACAGTGCAGGTAACCCACTGGTCCAGCGGATCCCCTACGCCCCGGCGTTTGTGCACGACGAGACCGACGAGAGCGTCATCGTTACCTGCCTCGAGGTGGGCTTCACGCACCCACCCAGGTAGGTCTTGGCGGGCGCAGTCTTTCAGCTCGAGCACGACGCGCTGCCCGTGGACGCGGACACCCGCGATGTCGCCGCGGTCGCGGCCGCCGGTGCGGGCCCTGCGTTCGATGCGGTCGTCGTCGAGCGCTTCGGCCAGGGCGCGGGCGATCGCGGTCTCGAAGCGGGTGCCGGCAGCCTTCGCGCTGGCGCGGGAACGGGTCACTCGGCACCGCCCACGGAGTTGGCGACCTCGAGCAGCACCGTGCTGTGGCACGCCAGATGTTCGGGACACCAGCAGGCCAGGTCATGCCCGCGGAGAGCCATGATCTTCCGGGTCGGGATGAGCGGCAGCGCCACCTCACGAAACAGCTGCACCGCTGTCGCGTGCGCGTCCTCGGGCGTTTGGCAGAACGCCGACCATTGCTCGGCGAAGGTGAACCAGACGCCCCACCGGTAGCCGGGCGCGGGCTTGATCTTGTACGGGTTCGCGTACACGGTCGGGCGGCCGACATAGATTGCGCCCGAAGGCATCCGCCACCCGCGGGTGCGCTTCCGCTGGATCCGCTGGGGCGGTCGGGTGTCGCTCATCGCCCGGACACCTCCCCAGCGGCTGCCGGGCACCGGTCAGCGCGGTGGCCTTGCCGCATCGTTTTCGGCCGCGACAGCGGGTGATGCTCACAATCCGGGTGGGCTTTGTCCGGGTCGACCAGCCCGCACGGCGCTTTCGGGCACGGGCATTCGGCCTCGATCTCGTTGCCCATACCTGGCCAGGATCGGCCGATGTGGTAGTTCACCGGGCCTCCTCGGTGAGGTATTCGAGTTCCCAGGTGGGATGGAATGGCACCGAACGTTTCTCGCCGTCCAGGCGGATGCGCAGGGAGCCGTGGCGGGTGCCGGTGATCGTTCCCAACTGCGGGGACTGGTCGCCGGTGTAGCGGACGCGGCCGCCGCGCTTCGCCGGAACGCCGTAGCTGTCCCGAACCCACTGCATGCTCACCGGGCATCCTCGGGCTCGTGCAGCACGGTCAGCGGAGAGGCGATGGCCTGCATATACCGATGCGCCTCGATGTCGCTCGTGCTGTAGTTCCGGCCGGTGCCCGCAAGGCACCACCAATCGGAGGTCACTCGCGTCCAGATGCACGGTCCTTCCTCAGAGCACTCGGTGTGCTCCACTACGGAACTGACGGGGAGCGCGGCCAACTCAGCGCCCTCGATGACGCGGGGCGGTGGACGCCAGCCCGCAGCGATAATCGCGTCAGCGAGGTCGACGCGGACCAGAGTGTCGGCTTCGTACATCACCGCGAGCAGCTGATCGGCGAGCTGGTCGCGGGGTTCGTTACTACTCACCGGCCGACCTCCGCTCCTCCAGGAACCGTTCGTACGCACCCTCATCCACCCCGAATTCCTGTTTCAGCCATTGGTCGTAGTCCTCCTGGAGGTCCGACTCGGCCCTCATCTCGGCTTGCAATGCGGCGGCCTTCTCGGCGGCATCCAGCAGGGCAGGCAGGTGGCCGAATAGCCAGATCGCCATCCGCTCATCGGCTTCGGCCCCGGTGCGAGGGTCGGCCAGCGCCTGCATCAGGCGGTGGCCTTCGGCGATATCGGCGGCAGACAAATCACTCGGCATCGCGCACCTCCCGCAGCTCGGCGGCCCGAACACGCGCCTTTGCTGCCTCACGATCCCGGCGCCCCTGGTGACGCTGCCGCTCTGCCTCCTGGCGGGTGCCGTCATCGACCCCGCGCGCGTAGATGTCGCGGGCCAGCTGATGCAGGGACCAGATACCCGACTCGTCGAACGGTGCGCGGTTGTCGTATTTCGCGGCGTCGTTCAGTTCTTGCTCGATGTAGAACTCGACCGCCTGGATCACTTCCTGCGGCTCGATGCGGTTGTCGCTCACTGCTGGACCTCCCGCAGCTCGGCCACGACGATAGGCGTGAGGCTCGACGGCCGGCGCTTCGGGTTCGGCGTCGTCCTTCGGCGCAGCATGTGGGATCGGCTCGGACGCCCCGACATCCCCGCTGGAGTAGCACGGACCGACCTCGTGGACGCTCAGCACGCACGGCCCGCCATCCGTCGGCTTGCCACACTTGGGCCGGAAGATGTCGCGCACCACGCCGAGCAGATTCGCCCACGTGTCAGCGGCGTTGTTGCGTCGCGTGTACCCGTCGAATTCCTCGATAGGGCAGCCCAACGCCATCCACAAATCGAGAGCCCACGCGAGCTGTACCCCGCGAACCTGGCGCCGAGCCTGGTCCTCCAGTTCGGCGATGCGGGCGCGGAGTTCGCGTGCGACCTCCGGCAGGGCATCGAACCGGGTGTCCTCGGGCTCGCCCAGTGCGTCCACGATCTCGGCGAAGTGCACGCGCCACTCGGTGATACGGGCACGGGCCTTGTCGAGGTCGTCCCGCGCGGTGAGTGCTTCGCCACCGCTCAGACGCCACTGCCCCTGTGCGATGTCCCGCTCGGCCTCCAGCTCGGCGATGCGGGCGCGGGCCGCGAGCAGTTCGCGGGCCATCGCCTCGATGGTGGTCTCCGGCAGCATTTCCCCGTCCGGGGTCTCGGCGATCTCGCGGAGTTCAAAGTTGGTGAGCGGTTCGGGTGTCTGGTCAGGCATGGTCGCCGGCCTCTCGGGGATTGGTGCGCGGGAGCTTCCCCGCACCGTGGCAGCGGTACAAACGGTTCGACCCCCACCCGTGACCCGCGCTTCCTTTCGGGCCGCCGTGGTGGCGCAGATGCCCACTCTTGGTGAGAGTGATCTCACGCAGGCAGAACGGGCACCAGCCTCGTTTCGTCGCGGGTGTCTGATCAGGCATTGCCGACCTCCTCGAGGTACTGCGCCGCAACAGCGTCCAGGCTGGAGATGTCCGGGCTGGTGTGGTGGATGTCGATCAGCCGTGCGAGGCGTTCGTGCCGGAACCCGAACCAGTACTGATCACCGGCCGTGACGAGCGGCAGCGATTTCGGGCCGGGGTTCTTGGTGGCGTAGATGTCGACCAGAGCGCCGGCCACCGCGTCATCGTCTACATCGACGTAGGTGTAGGGCACGCCGTGCTTGTCGAGCTTGCGGGTCGTCTGCTTGCACTGCATGCAGCCAGGGCGGCCGTAGACGTGGATCGGGACCAGGCGGTCCGCGGAGGTGAGTTCGGTCATTCGGGGTTCTCCTGTTGGTGGATTCCGCCGTGGGGGCGGTGGGTTCGGCACCATTCGCGTTGCTCACGCCATTCGTCGATGGAGCAGACGATCGAGGTGGCGAGGGTGGGGATGGCGGGGTTTTGGATGCCGATGGTTTTGAGGGTGTGGGTGTCGCCGCAGACGCATTCGAGGGTGGTGGTGTGGATGCGGCCGATGTTGTCGGGATCGGCTGCCAGCCACCACCGGCTGGTCATTCCTGACCATCCCCATCGGTGGCGGTATCCCCACCCTTGGTGATGTATCCCCGCACCTGGAAAACGTCCAG